ATCACCCTTCAGCCCGAGCGCGGCAGCGTCATAAATCGCCTGAAGGCGGGCCTCAGTGGCCTTTAACTCGCGTGGCTCATACGGGAGCGATTTGAACATGTCGCAACAGTACCGTGCGCGTAAGGAAATGACAAGCGATGTGCAGGATCCCCTGCCGGGAGGCCGCGATCTCGAACATCCGTCGAGCCTGTGTGCCGGGGCGGAGATTGCCTTAGGTATGCAGCACGATTGTGCCTTCAGCTTCCTCCCGGTCGCTACCAGCGCACCTGGTCAGACACCGCGGCGAAAGGTTAGCAAGGAATCCTTTAGTAAGGCAACACGCTAATAAAGGATGCGGCTGTAAGCGATGGGTTTACGGGCTGGTGGGTTAAAAAATAAAAAAAATTGTTTTCAAGCCCATTGTCCCAATGACCACCAGCTCGCGGGCCGGCCCACCCCTCAAATGCAAATGATTCCCGTTTGCATTCAGTCGTCGGCGTGGTGGGCAATGTGGGCACGACCCACGCGGCGCGCGGCGGTGTGGCGCGCGGCCTAGCAGGTGTGGGCAATGTGGGTCATGCGCCGACAAGTCGAGTGTGGGCAATGTGGGTCATGGCGCGCGAAGTCGTGTTGTGGGTCATGTGGGCAATGTGGTCATCGAAAAAAAATCGGCGCGGCCCCAACGGTGCGAGCGCTGCACGCTGTATGCTGTATATCCATACAGTATATTTTTTTTACTAACTTAAATAGAAAAAGATGACCCACAATGCCCACAACTCTCATTTCGCGCTGATTTTTCCGACACTTCCGCGTGGGCAATCTGTCCGCAATCCATGACCCACACCATGACCCACAATGCCCACAAAATGCTATGCGCTGGAGGCCACTATTATTTGTAAAGAAATGCTTGACAGCCTACGCGCGCGCGTCTAATCTGTACCCATCGACAACGCAACTGGAGTTCACAACGTGACGACGCAAAAAACCCCCGCTGAACTGCTTGCATGGATAACGGACGCATTGGCATCTGGCAAGACAATCCACGTTGCTACCGCCTTGCGTCATACCAAAATCACGCCAAAAACTGCCAAGCAGTTTGCGGATGCCGGCCGCCCGATTTTCCGCGCGTCCGAAAAATCTCTATATATGGCAGTCGGCCGCCGGTATGACTGTATCGACTATTGCCAGATCACCGCCATCTAAACCGGAGCCCCACGCCATGACCTACCGTTATTCGACCGTACTCGCCACCCTCGCCGCGCCGCTACTGATCGCCGCGCCGTGGGTGTACGCCGACGCCTTTATGCCCGTCTACCTTGCCGGTACGTTCGCCGCGCTCGCTGCCGCCGTCTCTCGCGCTTGCGGCGATTGATGACAGACTGTAAGATTATTTCGTTCGATACACTAAACTAACCTATAGGACTAATCGCCATGCAATACTCACTCACTGTATCCCTCGCCACCCTCCGCGCTGCCCGTACTCATTCGGCGGTAAAGGATGTCCGTTATTACTTGTGCGGCGTCTACCTGGACACTAAAGCCGGCAAAGTTATAGCGACCGATGGCCACCGTATGCTGGTGGCCACTGCGCGCGGCGTGAAGGTAGACGCGCCGCCCGTCATCATTCCAAACGACCTGTTAGACGCCGCGCTGAAGCAATTCGGCGGCGAGTACGCGCGCGGTAAAGCGCTCGGTGCCGTAGACGTGGCCGTGACGGTAGACGGCGTGCAGCTCACCATCACTACGCCGACCGGCCAAGTGTCCGGTAAGGCGCTCGAGGGCGTATTCCCTGACTGGCGCCGTGTGGTACCGAAAGCCGATGACGTTGCGACATTCGCGCCCGCCGTGCTCAATTGGGAATACGTCATGGACGCGTGCGAAGCGCTCACCATCGCCGCCAATATTGGCAAGGCGAAAGCCGGCCAGCACGCCACCCGCGTACAGCAGCGCGGCGAGTTCCCGGCGATCGTGTGCAGCTCTAACCCTAACGTCATGGCGCTGGTGATGCCACTGCGGAACGACCTGCACGCTGAGGCGCCGCAGGTGGCGTGCCGCATGGCGCACATGGACGCGCTGCCGTACAGCGCCGAGACCGCCGAGCGGGTGGAGCTGGAGGCCGCCGCCGCCGTGTCCGCCGCAGCCTAACATGGCGAAACGTGCGGCGCCCGTGGCCGCACGTCTACGGGTGCAGCCCGTACTGACGAGCCACTAACCTAAACTGAAGGACACCACGCCATGCAAACGCAAACGACCCTTGACCTGACCGCCGACGTGATCGACGTGCGCGACATCATCGCCCGTTTTGAGGAGCTGGAAACGGCGCGCGACGATTTTACCGCGCCGAACCGCGACGGGTATCAGACATCTATCGGCGCTGATGAAATATGGGTGGCGACTAACCCAGACGACGCCGCCGAGCTCACCGCCTTGCGCGACATCTTGGCCGAGCTCGCCGGTTACGGTGGCGACGAGCAGTGGCGCGGCGACTGGTACCCGGTCACGCTCATTTGCGATTTCCACTTTACCGACTACGCCCGCGAACTCTTAGAGGATTGCGGCACTGTGCCCGCCGATTTGCCGTCATGGGTCGAGATTGACTGGGACGCGACCGCTCGCAACGTCCGCGTAGACTACACGCCCGTCGAGATCAACGGCGTGACCTACTGGTACCGCTAACATGAGCCCGCAACGCTGGGAGGTGCTCACCCTTATCGGCAACCATTGGGAAAACGTCTGGGAGCTCGACGAGCAACCCGAAACGTTCGACAGCTACGGCGACGCCGACGCTGCATTGGCTGAGCACTTGCGCGACTGCCAATGGGCCGTCGATGCTGGACACCTCGACGATATGCCAACCCGCGACGCGTTCCGTATCGCGCCGCATGTGGCGGTGACAGTATGATCCGCTGGCTGCGCGGCGTATGGCGCCGGCTGCGCGCCGTCCACGACTACGACTGGCGCCATGTGCCGCCGCCTAACTGGCGCGCGCGGCGCTGGGGCCGCGACTATATGTGACGTAACACTATGGGGTGACAGTATGCACAACCTGACAACGCTAGAGGCTATCGAATTTGAGCGCGACATAGGCCGACCGCCTGACCCGCCCATCGACCCTGAGACCATGTACAGAACGTCGGAGCGCGCGCGCTGCACGCTCAGTACGGACGAGCTGCGCGCCATCCTGGGCGAGTACGACGCGGCCCACAGTACGGCCACGGAACCGGCCACGGGCGACGCCATCGAGCCCGACCACTACAAGGTCGGCGGCATCGAGACCATCGACTACATGCGCGCTAAGAGTACGCCCGAGGAGTTTGAAGGCTACTTGCGCCTGTCGGCGCTCAAGTACCTGAGCCGCGTCGGGCATAAGAACGGCGACCACGACGCCGCGCGAGCCGAGGAGTATAAAAAGGCGCGATGGTTCATCGACCGGCTGATACAGGAGCTCAACCGATGACCCGCGACTACAGGATTTGGAAGGAGCAGATGCAATGAAACTCTACGACGTGCCGCGAGACTCGCGCATAGAACTATCGGACGGCACTCAACTGAACTTTAAACGTCTTGATGGCATGTACTCACTATGCCTCACGGACAACAACGAGCCGGTGCACGTAGCCGCGTGGGCTGAAGTGGCGGTGGTGAAAAAGGAGCAACCGAAATGAACCTTGTTCAAGTGCAGCAATACCTCAATCACAAGGTTAGTTTGGTCTGCGTTAGTTGTACAAAAATGACGCCTGAGACTAACTGCTTCGCAGATCTAGACGGTGAGCCTTTCAAAGACTACTACTGCGTATCCTGCTTTCAAGATATTAACGCTGCGCTACAGGAGCAACCGCGATGAGTGACCTAAACTTTGAAGGACTATCCGACAAGCAATTGCGACTCTTTGCAATCCGTTGTGCAAGGCGTGTGCAGCACCTTATGACTGATCCACGATCTATTGCAGAATTGGATGTTGCAGAGCGTTACGCGAATGGCGAGGCGACGGATGACGAGTTGTCTGCGGCGAGGGATGCAGCGAGTGCTGCAGCGAGGGCTGCGGCGTGGGATGCGAGTGATGCGGCGTGGGATGCT